AGGGTCGGGGGTTCGAGTCCCTCACCGCCCACCAATAACTTGAGGCACTTAGCGACGGTGCTGCTTACCAGAGATGTGCGATAGTAAGCACATGGTAAGCGTCAGCGGCAAAACGGACCCGAAATGCCGGACCCGAACCCCACCGTCGGCGAACTCTTCAAGGCCAAGGCCGTCACCGACGAGCAGGTGAACGCGGCCGTTGATGCTTACCACGCAGATCCCGCGACGAGTGCCCATCCGATCGCCGACCACTACAGCCTCGACCTTGCCGCGGCCGTCGCCGGGCACGCATGGGCGAGCCAGGTCGTCGCCAATCCCGAGTCGAGCCCCGGCTTGAAGCGAGCCGCCGTGCGGACGGCGATCCTGCTGGCGCGGACGGAGAAAGGTTGAACGATGGTCAAGACATGGGGGCGGGGCGATGGCGGTGTCGAAACCTGCGAAGGGTGTGGCGCGCGCTATAAGGTGACGATTTTCCGTGCGCCGGCGCGGGATAAGGGCGACTTCCACTGCGGGAAATGCGGGCACCTCATCCGCGAGTGGAACAGCACGCAATGGCCGTCCTTTGAGATGATCGAAGAGTCCCCTCCGTCGTCGGATCGTGATGGCTGAGGCGCCGGAGATCGATCCCGACGCCGAGGTCTGGCGCCACACCTTCAAGCCCGGCCCCGACTTCACGCTCGAGGTCCGCGGCATCGTTGTCGGCCGGATCTACCGCAACGACACCATCCCCGCCCCGCCGCGCTGGTACTGGACGATCACCTGCGTGAGCCAGTTCGTCGGCGTGTCGAAGCCGAGCAAGACGGACAGCGGCTTCCGGCACACGAAGGAGGAGGCGATCGAGGCGCTGCGCGAGGCCTGGGTGCTGGAGCGGGACTGGCGCGCAGAGATGCGGGCGCTGACCGCCCACGACGACGGCGGGATGACGCCTTGGGTCGCCATGGTCGCATGGGAGGGATACGAGCGGCCGGCCGGCAGCACGCACGAAAAAAGCCCCGAGGCCGAAGCCCCGGGGCGGTGTGTGGACGGATGTGGATAGCGGGGATCAGTCGGGCCGGCGCCCCGTGATCGCCTGAAGCATCTCCCGGCGTGTCGCGGCCATTTCCTCGCGCATCGAGGTCACGAGGTCGTCGATGCGGCGCTCCATTCGGGTGATGACGTCGCCGGTGACGTAGGTTCGGGCGACCTCGACCTTGAAGTTGTGCAGGGCTTCGGTCTGGGCCGCGATCTGGATCTTCACCGCAGCCATGTCGATGGTGAGCGGGGACACCGCGTCCTTCGTGCCAGCTCGCAACTTGCCTGTGATCCAGTCGACGAGCTTGCCAAGCCCGACGAGGAACAGCGCGAGCGCCACGACCTGAGCCCAGGAGATCGGGCCGGCGGCGAGGAACGAGGTGTCCATCGGATCAGGCTTTCAGGAGGCGCGCGGCGCCGGCCCGCGCTAGCGTCGTGAGGGGCGAGGAGACGAAGAAGGCGGTGAGGATCGTGGCCTCGATCGGCACGTACTCAGGCGGCAGCGGCTGGACGTTCCAGCCGAGATCGAAGGTCTTCGTCAGGCAGGCCGCCCCGAAATGGATCGCGGGCGGGATGCCGATCCCGTAGATGAGGCCCTTGAAGGCGGGCGCGATCGCCGCCTTCGCTTGGTTCGCCGCGATCTCGGCCTGGACGACCTGCACCGCCACGTCGCGCTGGGCGTTCTGGCCGTTCTCGATCGATTTGAGGATCGGGCTCAGCACCGAGTTGCCGAACACCTTGATGAGGCCAGAGCCGATGGCGCCGAGCGCGGACCCGATCGGGTTCGAGAGCCAGCCGAGGAGGTTCATCGGGGCGGCTCCCGCGCCGGCAGCGTCGCGAGCTTCGTCGCGTAGGCGCGGGCCGCGAGCCGGGCGACAGCCACGAAGGTCGCCACCTTCGCGCCTGGCAGCCACGCCGGCAGGAGCGGCGTGAGATCGACGCCGGGGAGCGCGTCGAGGACGTCGGGCAGAGCCATGACGGCCGCCAGCAGGTAGACGCGCCAGCCCGAGGCCGCGCGCCAGCAGCGGCGCAGGCTGAGGCGGGCCCGCGCGAGGAAGGGACGGGGCGCCATGGGTCAGGCCTTCCGGAACGAGGTGTGGATCAGGTCGTAGAGCCCGGTGAGGCCGGAGCGGACCGCGCCGCCGGTGGCCTGGACCCCGGAACGAAGAAGCCCGCCGGTGGGGGCGGGCTTTGTGTTCAACGGATCGGCTTTCGTGAGAGCCAAGGCGGATAGCTCCTCACCTTTGGGAGACAAAGGAGGGGAACTCGCGGCCGAACCTGAGGAGCTAACCTGAGGAGTTCCGGGGATCACCGAGTGTCCGGCCGCGCGCAGCGCATCGACGAAGAGACCGCATTGGCCGGCGATCAGGTCGTCCTTGTCGGTGCCGTTGATGATGCGGCGGGCTCCGACCGGCTCGTACCGCCCGCCGCCGAAATAGTCGGACAGCTTCTTGCCGGTGAACCAACCCTCAACCATGCCGTAGAAGAGGATGGCCGCCGCCACGTCGAGCCGCATCGCGAGCTTCGGCGTCTTCACCAGGTCCTCGTCGGCTCGCAGGTAGCCAAGCTGCCGCAGCCGCGCGGTCGCCTTGGCGTAATTCGTTTCCCAGGTGAGCTGCACGAAGCCGCGTCCCCAGAAGCCGGTGGGACCGTAGGCGCGGCCCTTGCCCCGACCGTATTCCTCGATCGGCTGCATGGTGCGCGCCGTCTCGTGGAACGTGGTCGCCAGCGAGTAGCCGAGCGACGTCGTGCCGAGCAGCGAGGGCGCGGCGTCGAGGATCGCATCCATGCCCGCGACCTGCGAGGCCGTCAGACGCCCGCCGAACAAGGATGCGCGCACGGCCGCGTAGAAGGCGGCGCGGTTCAGGCTCGCGGCCATCGGGTTCTCCAGATTGTCGAGGGTGTCGGCGGTGCAGCGGTGGCGCGGCTATTGAGCAGATCGAGCGGCGGGCGGCCGGTACGTCCCGAAGGCGCGGTCCCACAGGGTGGTGACGACGCCGAAGTTCACCTCGTCACCGCGGTGATGCATCGCGTGCCGGATCTTCAGGGCATAGAGCACGTGCCCCGGCGCGATCCGCCAGTGATGGATGGCGTGGTGGGCCGCGATGTAGGCGAGATAGCCGAGGGCGAGGCCCGCAAGCGCGCCCGCCGGCAGCAGCAGGAACAGCGCCCCGAACACGAGGAGCGAGTGCCAGGAGGTGACGCCGGTTCGGCCCGAGGGCTTGGCATGGTGCTCGTCGTGCCCCGCTTTGAACAGCGGCAGTCGGTGGAACAGCACGCGGTGGATGACGTACTCGGCCAGCGTCCAGGCGGCGAGGCCGAGGATGATGCCCGGCAGCGTGGCGCCGCCGAACAGGATCAGCACCAGCGCGAGCGCCGGCATCGAAACGAAGTCGGCATAGTAGGCGAGGCGGGACATTGGCGGTCCTGGCGCGGGAGGATCAGAGGGGCTGAAGAGCGACGCGGCAGGTGCCGCAGCCGATGGCCCGGGCGGCGCCGCGGGCGAGATCGATGGAGCGGCCGGCGACGAACGGACCCCGGTCGTTGATCCGCACGACCACCGAGCGGCCGGTCGCGCTGTTGGTGACCCGCACGCGGGTGCCGAAGCGCAGGCTCCGGTGCGCGGCGGTGAGCGCGTTCTGATCGAACCGCTCACCGTTGGCCGTCAGCCGCCCGTGAAAGCCGGGGCCGTACCACGATGCAATTTCGGCGTGAGCCGGCGTCACGCTGAGCACGAGGCAAGCGAGGGCGGCCCGCACCGCGAGGCGCTGCAGGAGCATGGTAGTTCCGGTTGTCGAGAGAGCGGGCTCGGGTCGGATGGCGCGGCGAGCGGGTCGGTTACTGAGCCAGCCCGTTGTTGATCAGGCAGGCCCTGATACTGTTCAGCAGGTTTGCGAGGCTGGCATTTGTAGCCCCTCCGTCATTTTGCACGGCGGCGGGCAACGTGCACTTACCTGCCGGCGTCGCCCCGTTGAAGCCAACAGGGTTCAGGAACTGTGTCTGGCCATTGAAGAGCACCTTGAACGCGTCCTGGCCAAACTCGACGTTTGAGGTGGTGAGCGAGCCATCCGCCGGGTTGATCCGCGTCCGATACTTGATGGAACCGGCCTGCCGGAACTCCATG